TCCTTATTGACAGCGTTCTCTATCTTGATTCCGTTAATAAATATCTTATTCATTGTATTGTCGGTTTAATTAAACATTCTTAGGAAGGTCTTTAGATTCACGATACAAGTCGTTCAATTCTTTCTCAACATCTAATCCAGCATCTCTGAGTTTGATTAAGTACTCAAGCCATGCTGTTCTCTCTGCTACAGCAGATGATAATGATTTCTCTAATTCAGGAATATTAGTGAAGTGGTAGTTCAACATATTCTTAGGAATGAACTCTTTAGAAGACACTAGTAATGCTTGAGCTACTTTCAATAAAATCTCAGCGTATGAACGAATAGTAGTGTCATAGAACATGACACGAGCTTCTTTCACATTGTTGTAAGTTGAATTATCATCAAAAAGTAATTGAGTAGGAACACCAAACAAGTTGCAAAGTATCTTGTATGTGTCTTTTATCTTGTCATCAAAAGCTAGTTTAGATGCATCTGGTTGAATTGGTGTCCAAGTCATCTCATTATTAGCTAGCATGAATGGAAATCTATCACTCATTGAACCATAATTCTCTTGAATTGACTCAAGAAGTTGCTTCTTTCCAGCTGGATTGAGCGGAATATCTTTTCCTGATAGAACACCAAACATTCCAAATGTGTCAGCTAAGTAGTCATTTGAGCCTGCTAGTTTGTTGATCCAGCAAATCATTGGGAATGCAATCTTGAATAATGAAGTTCTCTCTGATTGATATTGAGGACTATAGATTGCTACTGCATACTTGTTGATGACTCTACCATATTTGTCATATTTGAGTTCTTGATCTTGTGGTATTCTATACTCTTGTTGTTCATCATAGAACACGCAGATGAAGCCAAGTCTCAAGTATTGATTGACCAATAATGTAGAGTTAGCGTCAATGAATTGAACAATATTATCCAGAACGAGACTTGGTTTGCCGCTTGTGTCATAAGTTATATTAGAGATACCATTCCAGATGAGGTTCATTATCGCTTGGAAGTACACATTACCAAGAGGTTTCTCTTTCTTGTCTTTGTGATGAAACACCCAAGGAGTGTATATCCATTGTTGTTGAGACACCTCATTTATCTGGACTGCATTCTCTGCTTTAGATTTAGCTCTTATTCCGAAGAAGTCCATTACTTTGTAGGTTTATTTGTGTATAAAGAGTCATAGAGCTCTTTTCTAGTCATTGTTGATATCTCTTTTGCGATATTCTGTGCATTCGTCTGAGCAAATGAGAGAACATTCTTCTGATTCAATTCAAAAGCGACATTAACTGTCAACACATTCTCAGCTCCAAGAGCATTGCAATATCTTTGAAGACTGTCAACTTGTTCTGTAAGAGCTTTGATTTGTGCTTTCTGGTTCTTGATTGTCTTACCTCTATCTGTTGAAACACAACCAAATACGAGGACTAATGCTAATAAAAGGGCTTCGATAAAGTAAGCCACAACTTTAATGATCTTCTGTGCTTTCTCGGTTAGATACATTTTGTACTTAAATATTCTATTTTTGGTCTATTTGTTTGATTATCAATTATATTAGTGGTGATGGTGTTCTTGTTTTTTGCCTAAAGCATCTTTCAATCTGTCAAATAGGTCATTTCCTGTTATTTTTCCGAAGTTCTCTACTATGCTCATCAGCTCTACTATAGCGATGAATCCACCAATAAACCCTGAAAGCCTCCATTCTGCTGTTATAGCTCCATCTATAAGACCTGCTAGAGTTGTGATGGATAGATAGGAAAGTAGCTTGAACACTGTCTTTCTTAATTTGTGTGATTCTATCTTTACCTTTGTCTTGACTGCTGCCCATATTCCAGTGATGAGGTCAAATAGAACCAGAACACATATTACTATCAATGCTGGTACAACACCTATCAAAGCGCCTGTTATCGTGCCAGTTATAATGCCCATTGCAAATGTTTGCTCACTAACCATTAGAATAATGTATCAAGTATATTAGGAAGTGAACAGTCCCAGTCTATATTGTAATAGCTCATCACCTCTTTGAGGAATTGCTCGCCAATTTCGTGATTCAATCTCATTTGACGTTCTAAGTTGTCTGTGTCTGCTGACTTTGAGTATTCACTGTTCTTCTCTACGGTTGAATAGCGTGTCAATCTGTTCATGTTCACACCTAGCCAAGCAAATACAAGATACTTCTCTGCTTTCTTAAGACCTGCATATCGCTTAGTGTCTATTGTTCCACCATTGATGAGGATATACTCATCATCTTCAGGATCTTGTTCTGTCTGGTCATTGTAAGCTTCTAATTCAATGAAGTGCTCGTCAGTCAAATGTGGTCTAATAAAGTAGTCTTCTACCATTGAGATAGCCTCTTCTATCTCATAAGTAGAAATGTCATCTGACACTGGAAGTCCGCCGTTCAAGAATTCTTCTGTAGTTAAAAACATTTTCTCGATATTTTTGTTCTCTCATATAAATAATAAGACTATCTTTGCAGCCTAATTTATAAACTTAAGATTATGGCATACATTGAGTGTAATGCAGGGCAATATATCTTGCACTGCTACAAAAACGGAGAGTGGGTAGAGACCTACGGACATTGGGTGACTGACATTGAGTATGAAGTCACTGAACTTGAAGCTAAAGACCTGTCTGAATACGATGAGGTTCGTCTTATTGAGATAGGTGCGTCCTCTGCTGGCTGGGAGTCAGAAGAAGAGTCTGTCAATGGTTTGATAACTAAGTATAAGATGCCAGATGGTAGTGAGATTGAGATCGCTGAACCTCTTAATGTGGATTGGGACACATTTGATTCTGCTGGTGATGGAGACTATGTAGACTACACATCTTATACCAAAGAAGGTTCTAGAGCTATCCCTGAAGATGAGCTGACTGAAGATGATGAAGATTGGGGGTGGTGAAAGTTTGTGTTAGAAACATATTCATTTTTGACATAAGCTGTTGACTTGAAATTAGTTAACAACTTGTAAAGTGCTGCATTTTTAGACTATTAAAGGATATGACATTTTGTCATAGTCTATGACAAGATGTATAACCTATTGGTAGTCAAATATGCAACTCGAAAGGCTGGTTCTAAGGGACTTTTATTTCTTAGATGAGTATTTACTTGTCCAAGATATTTGGGTGTCCCAGAACCAGCCTTTGGTGTCTCCATTCCCAAATTACGGCTCATCCTAGTAGATGTAATTCTGGTAGCTCACAACTGCGTATCTCATAGCTGAGATGCAGTTCTCATGTTTGGAAGCTTCTGTTCCATCTGCTTTCAACTCATACCTATCCATCTCACTTCTAAGTGTTGTAGATGAAGTAGTTACGAATATCTTATCGTAGTTCAGGAGTTTGTTTAGAGAATCCACTACACGTATCTTCTTGGCATTCACACAGTTAAATCCTTCTCTTAGTTCTGGTTCTGTCCATTCTCCATAGTTGGCAGATGCTAGCACCTTTATCTTTTCTGAACCCATACCACCATAGTCACATACTATAGGTTCATACGCACTTATGTGTAAGTCTCTTAGAGTCCATGCTAAGTCTTTGTTGTTTGCTAGCTGGTTACTAGTGAAGTACTCTTTGGCATACACGCAATTGTTGTATATCTTCACACCTACTAATGTGGAATTGTCTTTAGAATTGACAAAACCGAAGTCCATAGCTTTCAATTCAGGTGCTGGAATATCATCATAGTCTTTGTCTTCAATACCATAGATGAGGTTGAACACCTTGCCTGCCATGTCTGAGAACTCACCACAATAGTAGACTCTGTAGTTGTATTGGTCTAATATAGAAGCAGTAGGAGATAGAGCTTTCTCTTTCATCAACTCAAACTCTTCTATCTGAGCTTCACCTAAGAATGGATTGTCTTTGAAGGTAGTCTTCAATAAGTTAGACTTGTCTGGTAGGATATACTTGTCAATGAATCCACCTCTTGTAGGGTTCATGATGAAGTAGGTTTGTCTTCTAACACCTAATAGAGCAACATTAAGGACTTGTTCTGGTATATTCAATGCCTCTTCACATACCATAATGTCGCATGAATCACCTTGTGCTTTAGTTCCTACATCGTATGACTTGAATTGTATAATGCTGCCATTGGGTAGCTTGCAGTGCATACCCATCAATGTAGAACCCTCAACTTCCAGACCTGTAGCCTGTTGGAAGTCTTTGATTGCTAACTGTGTAGCAGGGAATGAAGCTGCAACTACCATGATATGCAATGGGTCTTTGCCCATCGCTCTGAGTGTCAAGAACTTATAAACTGAGAAAGACTTAGCTGAACGTCGTCCTCCGATTAGAACGACGTGCCTTGTCTTCAAGTTTTTCAAAAAGAATCTTAGGTACTTCTTCCCTATCTGTAAGTCTATCATATAGTTATGAAAAAATTAGAATGTTTTGAGACAAAACATATCATTCAGCAAATGGATCATCTTCTAGCTTTTCTGCCATCTCTTCAAGCTGCTTCTCTACATCAACTTGTCCTTTGACTTCAGCTTCAATCTTCTTGGTCTCAACATAACCAGATTGCTGACCATATTTGTGAGTCTTAAGGTAGAACTTCATCAAATCCTTGTCACCTTCTGCTATCTTCTTGAACATAAGGTTCTCTATCCAACGAACTTGGTCAATCTTAATACGGTCAATTGCTGCATCAAAGTCTGGGTCAGTCTTTCTCCACTCATAGAAGCGGTTGTACTTGATACCAAGTGAAGTATATGTGCCGTAGAGGTCTCCATGGTTCTCCTCTAATTTCTCAAGGAAGAGTGCTTTCATTTCCTCATCACCTGAGCGGTCTCTGAAGGGTTTAGTCTTGTAAGGACGCTCTGTATCTACTTTATATCTAGCCATAACAGTACTTTTGTTTATATCTTCTATTAAATAATAACACTTATAACAGGTCAAAATCTTGAATATGCGTTTTTACTATGGATTTTGAGCATTCAAATCTGAAATATGCGTTTTTGATAGGGTACCACACAAAAGCGGTGCAAAGTCTTTTATATATATAAGGTGAAACCCAGTTTTGTGTGGTATCAGTCCAAAAATGCAACATTGTTAATAAATGTTAATCCGATATGTCTAAAAATGTTTATCGAAATCAGAACCAGATGTTTATTATATTATTAGTGGTAACCACATTCATAGTGGGTGTGGTTTTTTTCCTTATCGCAGTTTATTTATCCGCACCCACTTATTTTTATTATTAAAAAGAACTGCGACACAAAATAAACTACGATAAATCATGGAATTTAATTCTAATGCGCCTTCATGCACTGTCAAAGCATCAATGTATGACTTTATAGGGACATACATAGATAAAAAAGACGGTAACAAAGTAAAGGTTCTAAATCCTAGGAACTACAGTAAATTGAAGGTGAAACCACTAAAAGAGATTATTTATTCACAATTAGATATACCAGAAGGTACAGAAAAGAACCATTCTGGCGCTGTTTATGCTTTTGCATACGATATAATGTACGCAATTGATGACCCTGATATTGATTTTCACTCATCTGGAGTTGTCTTTCAAGATTTAGACCACGTTCCAATTGAGGAACTTCAAATATTATGTGATAATTTTGACCTTTTATGTCAAAAGCTTCCAGATTTGTTGTGCATGCACTATTCTTCTTCTGGAAAAGGTCTGCATTTGTATTATCTTTCACCAAAATTCACACCACACGAATACACAAAGCGAGTAATATTGAATTACATTCGTTTAGGTGTTGTATGCTCTAAATTCTTGAATATAGAACTCCCTGAAGATGTATGCGACCCTGCCCAAGTAGGTTTGAAACAAAGATTTTTCCTAAACAGACCATTGGATTCGAAGATTCATTGGAATGACAACGCTTTTGGCACAATATTCCCTCAAGAACAAGAAGATGAACTTATAAACAAAGAGATTTATAAGTTTGGACCATTGACCAAGAAATGGGAGAGCTTTAACTACAAGTCAACAGAGAATGTTTCTTCTATCACAGACAAGTTTGACTCAAACTTGTATAATATCGAAAGAAAGAACAAGATTGTCCAACATCTTGGCCATCAAAGCAGAATGCGTCTTTATTCATCTTTAAGAGTAGTCTTCAATGACAAGTCAGATATCGTAGAAAGAGAATGGGATTATTGTATTCATCACATGGAGTTCAATAGAGACCACCAGACACAATTAGGTGCTGCTCTAAGAGAACCTGACCACAATCGTTCATGGAAAACTTATAAGACACCACACTTGTCACGAGAGTTCTTTTTGTTCTATTACATGACTCCACTTGTAGAGACTAAGTGCGAAGAGAAGGAACGAAAGACAATTAGAAATAAAGAACCAAAGCCAACAGATGAGGAGCTCAAACTCTTAGAAAAATACTTTTAAGATTCATGGAAAGAGTTGAGCTTGGTGTCAAGAAATATCTGTCTGAGAAACGCAAAGAGATAGACAATCTCTTGAAAGACAACAACTTATATATAATTGCAAAACCAGGTATAGGAAAGACGTTCCAAAGCGATATATGGGCAGCAGAACACAAGACTTGTCTTATCGAGCCTATGATATCAACAAGAGATGGCGCAACTTCTAATCTAAAGAACTTTAAGATGCTAGAGACTAAAGATGTTCAAAGCAATATGGACATAAATAGCTCTGTTGTTGTTATTTGGGACACTTTCATGCTTATGTTAGAAAAGAACCTCATCAAGAATTTCGATTTAATAGTGTTAGATGAGTCACATGAGTTGATATCTCAATCTAATTTTAGAGAAAAAGCTTATTCAATGGTAGAGTTCTTCTCAAAGACAAATACACGCTTTATCATGATGACCGGCACCCCAATGGGTGAGATATCGTTGTTTCCTAATCTAAAGACAGTGAAGATAAATTCTCCAGAGCAAAGAGCTCTTGAGTTCAATACAATAAAATGTGATGGACGGCTTTTAGTTGAAGATGCGATATTAGCTGTAGCCAAAGTATCATGCTTAAGAAGAGCAAAGACTATATATTACTCTAACTCAAATCGTGCAATGCAAGATAGAATAGTCTCTAAGCTCATTAGTGAGCATAAGATTGGATTCTATTCATCTTCAATGAGTGACAAAGACTTAGAAGAGTCAATCAACAAGAAAGAGACATTTGGAGATTATGATTTAGTGTGCGCTACCAGCTATTTGTCTGTTGGTGTGAATATCAAAGTCAATGATGATGAAGAAGCTGCCATAATAGTGACAGATGAGAAAGACATGACACCAATGAGTCTTATGCAGATAGCTAATAGATTCAGAGACACTGACTTGAAGATATTCTATATTCACAACACTAAATTGGATTCTAAGGTCAAAGACAAGACTCTTAATGAATTAGCAAGAGAAGAGTTGAAGAACAATGATGGTGTGAACCTCAACTGGTTGAGTCCATATCTTCAAAATGAAGCTAAGAAGTTCACCAAGAAGACTGCTTTAGTTGAAGTGAAGACTAATGAGTACGCAATTGATGGTCAAAGACAACAAATACAAGACATATATGAAGCTGTCAAGAAGTTGACTAGTATAGAAGTCTTTGAAGAGTACTTCAAAAAGATGAATTATGTCATCAATGAAGATGATTACATTAAGAACAAAGTCAAAGCACTAAGAAAGAAGTACGATGTTGTTCAATTCATTGCTAACAATATAAGAGACGTTCTAGATGTGTTGTCAACAATATCACTTGAAAAGAAGATATATACAAAAGATGTTCTTCTAGAAGACAGAACTGGTAGAACTAGAATAGAAGATGGAGTCATAATGACTCAGAACCTCAACTTGTTCAATTCTACTATCAAGAAGATAAAGAAGTTGAATAGAGAAGGAGTTCTTTTGTCAAATATAGTGTCAATTCTAAAGTCACCAGATTCTTATGGCAAACTTGATTCTTGGTACAGAGGAATAGACATTTTATCTCGTTGGAGCGAGGATTTTGAAGAGCCGCTTTCTAACATAAAAGAATCTACTGCTCAAGCATTAGTAATGAATAGAGTTCTAAAAGAGACTGAATACTTGAAAGATAGGTTTCCTAAGACAATTGAGGCACTTGTTGCAGCTGAAAAGAACAAACTACACAATGTATACCTATTGGCTCAAAAGTTAGAAGTATCACCACAAGACTTAGTTGATATGTTCAACAACATGAAAGACCCTAATGGTCTTATCTACTCAGAAGAGATAGATATGTACAATGATTTGAATGACATGATATCTAAGAAAGTCCATAAACACAAGGAAGATGTGTCGAATATACGAAAAGAGGCAAATAACAAAGGTAATCTAAAAAGAAGACAAAAATGCAGCTTGTACAAGAATGGAGAATTTGTCAAAGAATTTGAATGCAAGAATGATGTGTATAAGTATTTAGGTGTGAACAAGTTAAAGTTCAAGAACAGCGAAGTAAATATAGATGGTAACAAATATTCAATAATAGTAAAATAAACGTAACTGCAATGGAAAAGAACAAATTTGAGCAAGATTTTAAGGTATTAAGAACTCACAGCAAGTATGCACAAAAGTATGGTACTAACTACGATTATTCTGTCAATCGTCTTCAAGATGGAATAAAGCAGTTAGAAAATCTATTTGGTTGGTACGAGAAAGATGTAGACCCATCAGACTATTTTCATCCGCAAGATTCTGGTTGTATTCAATTAGATGATGCACAATGTTTTGGTATCAGATGTGACCACTTAATTTGGATAGATTATTGGGACCTCGAAGGATATAAAACGCTTCTTATTGGCAATCACAAAGGTGCTACAGCATTTGTTGTAATAACGTATAAAGAGAAATAATTAAAAATCTTGGCCTCAGCGATTATTCTATATAAAAAGTGAATAATATGGTAAAACCAGAAAGAATCCAAATCCAACTAACAGACACTAAATTAGTCAAGACCTACGAGACATCATCTGCGTTCTTAGACATCTTTTTAGATTCTATTATAATCCATCAGAGTCTAGATGATGACTATAAAGTCCGTGTCATAGTCAATGAGCCGTTCACCGACACAGATGAGGATGAAGACTCAACTCTAGTATTAGACACCTGCATTACTAGAGCTGGTCATGATGCAATGAAGAAAGCTTTAAGCGAAGACCAGAAGAACTTATTGAAGATAGTGAGACGTCCAGATCCTAGACTAGTGAAACGTCCAGCTAAGCCAGCTCTTCCTAGTTGGGCAGTCTTAGATGATGACACTAAATCACTTCCAGCTCAAATGTATTTTGGTGGCACAGCAGATGACATGGAAGACTGCATTCTTACAGGAAAAGAGTTCCCATATAGAAAGATCAAGGTGAAGAACATACCAATACAAGACGTTCCGATAGCTCATTTAGACGTATAAAATATCCTTTCTAAACATTTTTATTAAGCACATCCTATTCATAACCAATAGGATGTGCTTTTTTATTAAATTTTTTGTAACTCTCTGTGTCATAGGTATTTAGAAAAGTGTTATTTTTGCTGAGTCAAACCAATTAAAAAGTAATATTATGAAAGAAGAAACAATCAGAAAGATCCAAGACGAAATCATCGAATTGGGAAAGAAGAAAGACCGTTACGTCATCTGGGTGAAGCAAGAGCTTACGCTTATTAAAAGCTACGCAGAAGATGAAGACATCTGGTCTGCTACGAGAACACTCAAGGCTCACATTGACAAAATTGAACAGTACAAAGCTACTATCCTAGCTACAGAGTGTAGAATTGACAGCTTAGAATGGGTGCTTGATGAACTTACAGAGGAAGGAGGTGAAAATGAATAAATCTGAAATTCAAGAGAGACTTGAGATGCTTCCTAAGCTGTATGCTACAGATGGCATGAAACAGAGAGAAGTTCAAATTGTGATCTACCACATGTTCAGCAGATGGACTTGGTATGTAGTAGAAGGAGAGCTCCAAGAAGATGGAGACTATCTATTATTCTGCTATTGCAAGTCTGGTCTAGGTGAAGACTGTGATGAGTGGGGCTACACAACTTTGCGTCAATTTGAGGAGCTTCCATATATCCTTGCGTATGTCCCAAAAGAGACACTCGTGATTGACTCTAATGGACAGCTTTTTACATAACAGTCGCATAGAATAAGTCACATAAGTTATAAGAAAAAATAAATCAATAAGTTGCCGAGAATGAGTGAGTTTGGGGTGCAAATATACTCTTTTTTACACAAGTTGATAATCAACAGCTTAAAAAAATTTTTTTGTGTTAAAACTGCTAATTCTCGGCATAAGTTAGAGTTAGAAAAGATAAAAAGTCACAAAAAAATAAGGTTATGGCAAACAAGAATCAAATCATCATCCCAAAGAGCTACTTCGAAATTGATTGTCAATTAGTTGTGGACAATCGTTATACCAGAAAAGACGGCTCGCACAATGTATGCATCTTACTATATACCAAAAAGCAGTATTTTTATTATCAAACTGGCTTGAGAGTCAAAGTGTGGTCAGATGCGACACCAAGAGAACAACAAAACGCATACAAGCTGTTCGATAGAGCGTATGAGCTAGTGTGCGATTTAGTTGACCAAAACAAGTTCTCATTTGATGAGTTCAAGAACACTATTGACGCACCTAAAGTTGAGACCCTGAACCAGCTTATGCGTGATAGAATCAAGAAATATGAGAAGAACAACCAGTTCTCAACTAAAGGTCACTACACCTCAGCCCTGAATGTGTGGACTACAGTGTGTGGTGAGACTCCATTCTCTCAAGTCACCTCAGCTAAGATGAACAAAGTCTTAGAGTACATGAAGAGCAGAAAAGATCCTAAACCCTTCTCTGACACCACCATCAACATCTACTTTGCAGACATACGCTCTATCGTGAATGAAGCTGTTCACAAAGGATATATCAAACAAGCCAACTACCCATTCAAACAGAGCTATTATGACACGGACAAGATTGAGCTTCCTAAGTCAAGAAAGAGAACTGACTCTAATCTGACTAAAGAAGAGATGATGCAAGTCTTTGACTACTACAAAAAGACTAATGACAAGTTCATTGGATTGTTCCTCTTCTCTTATCTTGCTGGTGGCATGAACCTAGCTGATGTAGTGAGACTCAAATATGACCAATACTACTTTGACACTAAAGAAACAGAGCTTCGTTACAAGAGAGTGAAGACAGAAGAGAAGAATGACTTCTATATCAGAATTGCTATCTCAGATGTGTTGCGTTCAATCATGCCTGAGTGTTCAAAAAAGTTGAACAGCTACGTCTTCCCTTACCTTGAAGGTGCTTCTACTCCTAAAGAGATTCGTACTGCAGTGACTAATGTTTCAAATAGAGTGAATGTTCACTTGAAGAAGATGTGCAAGAAGCTCAATTTCACTAAAGATGTCACTCCTACATTCGCTAGACACTCATTCGCTACAATTCTCACTTGGGAATCAAACGCGCCTAGTGCTTTCATTGAATATGCTATGGGACACTCTAACAAGAATATCTCATCTCACTATGTTGGTCAACTCAAGACTGAAAAGATGCTGGAATATTGCTCTTATCTGATAGCTTGAAAAAGACGCGAGAAGGCACCACAGGCTGGTTCTGGGACACTAAAAATGGTCGGACATATAATTATATAGCCGACCATTTTTGTCCTTCATAACTTGTTGATAATCAATATAGTTTCTCGAAATTTGACCATAGGGACACTTTTGAGTCCGGACAAATAAAAAACCCATCTAGCGAGGAAGAGTTACTAGATGGGAAAAAATAAATCTAATAATATGACAAATACATGCAGATTATAGCAACTAAGATCTACATCTATGTATAAAATAGACAACGAAAATGTCTTTTCATCTTAAGTTATAGTCTGTTAACTCCACCTTATTTATTTTCTAATAGTTATGAATTGATGCCTATTTTGCCTATTAGTGACATAAGATATATGAAACCATGACATTTTTCCTTTTACGTAATACACAATTAGTTGATCATAATTCATAGTTTTTAATATCTCTAATAGAGCTTTCATGTTATCAGCTCTACAATCGCAGGCACAACCAGAACAATGGGCAGAATTTTTTGCCCCGTTTACAGCAATATTGGTTTCTTTTGAGCGAAACCCGCTGTTTATGTAAATAGGAGCGCCAAGCTTCTCTCTAGCAGGGTCTAGAACATCCCACACTAGATTCTTCAGGTTGTCGAATATCCATTGTTCTTTTGGCCAGTTGTCAATTCCTAGTCTATTAGCTGTGTCGGAATGGCAGAGCTCTTGCATTGTGAAATATTTGAATCCATCGTAGTTCATATCATAAAGAGTTATATTCAGTCCAACCAGTTGGAATACCATTATTACCAACAGGAATTGTAGCACCACCTAAGTTATAGAAATCTCCGGCTCCACTACCTGCATTCTGAACCCAACCAGCAGCATTAGAAGTGTTCCAGCTTACAGCGTAAACAGTTATCATCTTCAGCGCTCTTGCTCCATTGAACATATTCAGATAAGCGTAATTAGCAATAGTCTTAGCTGGTAGTTCAGGAGAGTACTCAAGCAATGTGCACGCATTGAAAGCATATTGGTAGCAGCCGACAGCTAGTTCAACAGCAGGAAGCTCAGGTGGAGTGGTCATTGAACTGCATCCATCTAGAATATGAGCATAGCAATAGTCTCTAAGAGTAGTAGCAGGAAGTATAAGACCTGCGTTCTCTAGCTTGCTCATTCCTTTGAATAGACTATAGAAGCAGTACGCATTAGGAATCTCAAGAGATAGACCAGTCTTGTCAATTAGGGTCATGATATTGCCACTTGCAAGAATGTCAGATTGACACTGGAATTGATAGTAATTGTTTGCTCCTGTAGAGAAAGCAGAGTTATTGCCTCTGAAATTGAGTTTCTTTCCAGCAGGAATAAGAAATGATTGAGAGTTCACACCAGTCATATCAACATTAGTCCAATTCCTTCCATCATCTAGAGATGTCTCAAGTTTGACACCTGTAGGAGACCCAGATTTTATCAATGTAAGTGTGATATCATTAGTAGTGTCAGGGTTAGAGAAAGTCAAATACTCAGGTGGTGCAGTCTTGAAGCTTTTTGTATTCTGAGAGTACACAGTTGTACCATCTGATATGACATATCCTCTAGTATAGTATCTTGTGTCTGGTGTCAATGAGTCTGCCACTATGCTATTCACTTGTCCATTCTCTTCATATACAAGTGGATTAGTGAAACTAGAAGACTCATCAACATGAATGCCAGTCTTAGTGATCATTTAAGTTGAATTTATTTGAGAAAAGGGGAGCATTGCTCCCCTTTCGTTTAGGAGATTGTTAGATTAACTTGAGCCTCAGTAGGAGTGATGTTAGTCACACTGCTAACTGTTACAGTAGGAAGCACATTAGTTGTTGTGAATGTAGTAGTCACATAAGCTTGCCATCCAGCAGTTGATTGACATCTACCTCTTAATGAATAAGTTGTATTAGGTGTCAAACTGCTAAGTGTGAGAGTTCCACCAGAGAGTGTTGACACTGGGATAGTGCTCCAAGTAGTTCCACCATCTGAGCTGTAAGCGATATCATCACTCAATGCTACACCAGATACTGAATAAGGTATACTTGCGCTGTCATTAGTTGTGGTGATGTTTCCAAATGATAACAATGAGTAAGTTGTAACAGTCACTGGAGCTGACCAAGCTTCAAGCACTGTAGGATCTGAACCAATAGTGTAAGTCACATGACCGAATACGTAGTAAGTCTCATCTGGGTTAGCATGAGCTAAGTTATTAGTGTAAGTGTCAGTGTAACCAGTGTTAGACTCATAAGCAGTTCCAGTATGTGAGTTGTTCTCCCAGAGCTCAACATTATTGTGTATCAATGTGATAGAACTATCGTATGTAGCTCTAGATGTAGCATCAATGATGTTATTGACATTAGACACTTGAGCTTGTGTCACTTCAACTGCCATTTGAGCTTGACCAGTTGTGAATGAATTGATTGAAGATGTGCCAGTTCCAGCTGAGTTAGTAGCATATACTCTTACTGTGTAAGGAGTATTAGGAGACAAACCAGAAAGAGATACTGTTTGAGTTCCTGTTTGAGCTTGCAAGTTGAAGGTCTGTGCAGTGCCGCCTTGTTCTTGATAAGATACAGTGACATTCGTCACAGCAGCAGTAGAAGCCACATTGATATTCTGTGTGAATGAATCAGAACCAACAGTAGCTATGCCAGTCCAGATGATAGATGGAACATTATATGGAACAGCAACTTGTCTAATAAGACTCATATTGACATATTTTCTACCGAACTCATCAATCACAAATGGAGCGACATAGTATGTCGTATTCTCACTTAAGCCAGTGATATCTACACCACCTTGTGGAGATTGAACATCATTGTAAGTTGAGAAATTAGAATCAGTAGAGTATCTTAGACCGAAGTAGTCAATAGCAACAACATCAGTGATTCCATCTAGCTGTGTTGAGATTGTCCCTTGACTAGCGCTAGGAGCAGAGAAATATTCAACATCTGGGAGAGTGTAGAATTGGTACACTGCTGACTCTGCGCTCTGAAGTCCATCTACTGTCGCCTGTGCTGTAGCATATAGCTCACTTCCTTCAGGAAGGTCATCCGCAAGAATAGAAGTCCAGTTTGGGGAAACTCCAGTGTAACTACCAATCAAAGTAGTCTTATTTGAATCCTCATAGACTCGAACTATAGATTGTGTGATAGCCATTTTTTATTTGGTTTATTTATAGATTTTGATTTTGTCTTTGGCTCATATCTTGATTCTGTTGAACTTGTTGGCTCTTTATCCTTTTTGCTATCTCAGGGAACAAAAGACATGTAAGTGTAGTCTTTTGATTGTCAAGAGAGCTTTTTCCATTCACGACTAAGAATCTTCGTCCATCTAAGTAAATAATATCTTTGTTTCTGAGCAATGGAGTGAAAGTCTCAATATCAACTTCCATTGTTTGATTTAGATTCTCTAGACCAAAAGTGTTCAATTCAATTGGCTCTAGTCTGTTTCCATTTAGATTCAAGACTACAATACCTTCTACTTCATTGAAATCACAAGTCCAATATTGAAAATCTTCATCGTATTCAGGGTTTGAGTATTGAGGAATATAACCAACCACATAATTTGGATTGTATGTCTTTCTAAGAGAGTTCTCGTGTATAGTGTACTCCATTGAAAGCCACTCATTTGGTATAATGAAAGTAGGTTTAGCGTCTTCACCTTTGAATTTGATATAGTTCTTTTGACCTAGTTTGTCCGTTTTAGGTCTTATATCAATTATTGAGCCTTCAATAACAGCAGATGTGTCTGCGCTTTCAAGTGTGACTAGTCTTTGATGGTCAAATGAGAGCTTTCCACCTAATATCCATTGAAGTGAGTACCATAAATCACATACTTTTATCTCTGGTAGATTGCAATAGTAGCCAAAATAGGCAAATGAGAGATCAACTGTCTGTACTGGCTGACCCCATGGAAGCATGGAATGCGTTTCTCCATCAAATGGAATGAATTGGTAGCCATCTTCACCAACACGGAATTCAGGGTGTCTTCCAACATACTCTAGTTCAGTGCCATAGTCGTCTTCTGATATGTAACTGAACCAGCCACCAGTAGTGTATGTTATGTCAACAATGACACTCACCCATCTTAGCTTGTCAATATCAGGCATAGAGAACGAAAGTGTGTCACCTTCATTGAACTCATAATTGCCATATTGAGTCACATGGAATTGCTGATAGCCAAAATTAGCACTTCCAGTCAAAAGAGGTAGCCAATATCTATGTTGGCCATTGACATCTAAGAACATATTCTTGTTCTGTGTAACAATGCCTCTTTTCTCCCATAGAACATAAACTTTGATATCACAAAAGACGTGGTCTCTATTGAAAGTCATGAACTCAGTCTCATCCATTGATAGATCATTCGTTACTTGCTGACCGCCATGCAATTTGAATCGGTCTCCTTCCATTGAAGTCTGATTGAACTCTATCACTTGTCTTAGATTCTGTGGACATACTGTCTTTTTAGAAGCTAACAACATATAATCTTGCGGAATTGCTGGCATTGTGTAACCGCCTTGTGATGCGACATTGTACAAAATATTTCTAAGTGAGCGAACAGGGTGATATTGAGCTTTCTCAGAGTCGTATGGCATACCATAGTTGTATGTCATGAACTCTGTAGGGTATTTTGACACAGTGTCTTTGTTCCAAGCTCTAATTGTAGATGCTCCATCAGCAAAAAGCTCACCAATTGTCTTTCCTTTGTAGTACTCAGGAAATGTGTCTTCATACAAACAAATCTTTATCTCAGTAGAATTGATTCCAACCAATTGAATCATCATAGGAATCATCTGAAGTCCAATTTGAACGATACAAGTTGTTGTCTTAGTCCCAAATAGTTGAGTCTGAGAGTCCAAAAGTCCAACTGCTCTGAAAAGAGACAAGTTCTTAGTTGTCTTAGGAATGTTTAGATCGTTAGTGTAACCAGCTCTCAAGGATTTTTGGAATCTGAATCCATCCCAAGACAATTGGATCTCTTCATCTAGATATGTATCTAGCCAGTCATTTGATAATTGAATTCTTACCATCTTATTGATTAACAATTATTTCAATCTCAAAATCGTAATAGTCTTCATTTTCTCTAGTAAGTGATTGTGTCTTCAATGAGCATGAATGCCATTCTCCATCCATACCTTTGAATTGTATAGCATCACTATGCATCAAGTCATAAGGGTACGCATCTTTCTTGATGTCAATAAAAGCTAATTTGATTGTCTTAGTTCTAGTAGCAACATATCTATTAGGAAGAGTCTTATATATCTCAATGCTAGAATTGATATATGATTCTGTCTTGACATCATCAGTGTCAGAGATTATCTTTCCACCAAGATAACGGCGCATCCCATCTAAATCTGTGTAAGCTATCTCGCCAAAATTATACTCAGAGCAATGATCTTGGAATATAATCTTATGCGTTATAGGGAATATCAGCTTGTCTTGTTCAAATACATCACCGCCATAAGTAGCATTCACTGGAGTTGGAGCGATAATCTCAATATTCACAACTGCTTGTGTAGGAGAAATCACATCGACACCGCTTACGCCAGCAATCGGTGGAGTTTGATTAGAGTCTCTAAGAAACAATGAATACTCACCTTCTTGTGTGATTGCATTATATAGATTGAATTGGTTCAAACCATAGTAACAATTAAATCCATATTGTCCACAAATAGCAGTACCTGATTGAGGTGAGTAAACTTGTAGTTTCTTAAGCTCTTCTCTATCATACACATAGATAGTAGATGAGACACCATGTGTTCTAGTGACAAAAGATTTTCCATTCAACACATAGAATAAGAAGTTGACACTCCCCATTGGGATTCCTTCATCAAAGACTGTTACAGAGCAAGACCATTGAGCAAGATTGTCATTATACAACGCTTTTATAGCATCATCTAAGAAGAACATCAATGTCCCTTGATCTGAATAGTACTCAAGCGTGTAAGAATTTCCTTCTGGTGAGTTAATCACTACTTTTCCACCAACATTGTCTGTTCCGTTAAGAGCGATGACAGTAGAGTCATTCTTCCATACCATTACATCTGGGTATGTGACTGTTGTAGTATATACCTGTTGAGTTCTCATTATCTATAACTTGCTGTATTTTCTTTCACATTTACTCTAGTTTGCATATCGTTTATCTCTCTCACTGACACAACTGGTTGAACCTCAGCAACAGCTTCACTAAAGATTGCACCCAATTGGTCATAGTTGAAGTCCATCTGAGCAGTGTTGTTATACACTTTAGTATTAGGTGATTGAACTAGACCGCCAGAGGCGTATCTTAGAGTCTCACCTCTTAAGAGATTTAGTCTCTTCTTCTTTGTGTTGTTTATAGCGTCAAAGAAGTCAACACCATACTCTTTGACAACTTTAGATTTTATAACGTATTCACCTTCAGATAATCTTGCAGAAACGCTGTCATCTTTTCTAGTAGTCACATGGTTTCCAACAAGACCGCCTTCACTGAACTTAGGTGAACCTTTTACTTTATTATTCTGCTTATACACTGAGATTGCAGAAGCTATGCCACTCACAACTGTAGCGATACCAACAGGAATCATTACAGCAGCAGCAGGCCATCCCATTTTCATACCTTCAGCAACTGCTGTCGCTATACCTGTGGCCATACTCATCATTATGTCAATGTATGCCATAGCATTAGAGTACTTCTGCATTTTCTCATTGTCCTCAGCTAGTACAGAGAAGAGATTTCCAAATGCGCTAGAGAGTTGAGCAGCAGCATCAGTGATAGTGTTGAATGTATTCAACCAACCATCTATCTCAGCGTCATTGAGCTTTTTATTGTCCTCAGCTATCTTAGCGTTTGACTCAAGGACTTTAGTGACCATCTCATCTTGAGCTTGGTTGAACTCGTCAAGTGACGCAAATCCAGTTTGCGCTAATAGATTAGCTGCCTCTGCAACCTGTTGTGTCAATTCACTCTCTTTGTTAGTGATGTCAACTATCTGTTGCTGCAATTGGTCAATAGCAGTCTGGTCAACTTCAACTCCAATTTTGATAGCTTGACCTTGCATGTCATCAATCAAGTTCTGAAGTGCATGCTTTTGGTCTTCTAATTGCTCTCTTTGATTAGCAGTCTCTTTTCTTATCTGCAAATAAGACTCTTCTCTTGCTTTGACCGTATCTTTTATTGAGTCAAGGTATTGAGCTTGCGCTAATAGTCTATCATGAGCTACTTTGTCCTCATCAAGTTGAATCTTAGCAAGCTCCACTTCAGTATTGCGCTCATCAAGTATGAGTTGAGCTTTTCTTCTTCTTATAGAATTTGTCTCTTCCTCAACTTTATTAGTAGAGAGAATGACTTGTTTCACCTCTTCTAGATCACGTATGTACTGTCTCAATCTCTCAGTTAGAGCATCATTTGTTGAGGTTGCTATACCAGAATAAGCATCTTCGAGCATTGTATCAATGTTCATCATAATGCCTTTCATCTGGTCTAGATACGACTCACCAAACTTGTCGGCCATAGCTCTAGCGAACCCTTCATGCTTAGATATCCACTCAGTATAAGCAGTGACACTGCCATTAGAGATAGCGTCAAAGATTGACTTTTGGATGATGTCTGCAGCTTTTCTAGTGTTCTCAACTATAAGTTGGTTCACCTGTCTTGATTGGTCACCTACAACATCAAGGTATTGTTTGTAGATAGTGTACATTTGAGAGAACCATTTGTTGTTCTCAAACATTTGGTTCATCTCTTCAAGTGTCTTCCCAGTTTGAGACATAATGACAGCTGCCAAGCTCTTCAATGCATCTTTATAGTTGTCAAAGTTCAATACATCATCACCAATAAGGTCTTTCAACTGTTTAGCTAGCTTGTCACCGCTGTCAATTGCAAGTTTGAAGGTCTTGTCAAATGCAGAATAAAGGTCATTTGCTGCTTTTAGACCATTGTCATCAATAGAAGCAATTGTTGTTCTCAAGTCTGTGGCTATCTTTTTCAAGTCAGTTGATAGTCTATCAGTATTGATGAAGCTGCTAGAGCTAGACATTGACTTAGTGATCTCAGCTCTTAGGTTAGCCCAGTAGTTGGCTTGAGAAAGAATTAGCTTCTTGTTGAGGTCTTTCTGCTTCTGCTCAATGAGTTTGTTTATCTCTTCTCTTGCTTTAGATGTGAGATTCTTTTCTTCTTTGAGTTTCTTCTTCAAGTCCTCAATCTCACGATTCCCAGCAGTCTCAATTTGTTTGATTTGCTTCTCAAATCCTTCATCCATCGCTTCAATGAGTGCATCTTCGTAATCTCTGACTGCTTGAAGTTCATTTTCTCTTCTCTCTTTTTGGATTTGAGCCCACTCTTTAGCTCTTTGTTGACGTTCTTGCTCTTTGGCTTTCTCTTCAGCATCAATCTCTTTTTGGAATCTCTGCTGTTCCCTTTGTAATGTTCGGTGAGCATTAGCATAGTCGGCATCTGCTCTGATGTAAGCTGCTTCAAGTTCAGCTATGCGGTTCTTTCTCTCATCAGAGAAGTCATTGTCCCTCTTTTGCTCTATTCTAGCTAATCTGAGTCTTTCAGCTGCAAGAGATTTCTGTTTCTTGTAGTTGTCTTCTTCTA